TACCCACATACCCAAATTTTACACAATACTGAAAAGTATAAACTTTGTTATTTTTTATGTGACTTTTGTTGCATTTGAAAATTCCGAAGGTGTAAATGCGAAAAATTAGAAAATTTTACAAAAAAAGAAAAGAAGGAAAGAGAAGAGAAACAAGAAAAGGAAAAAAAGGAAATAAAGGAACAAGAAAAAATTATTAAAGAAGATGAGAAAAAGATAGAAAAAAAAAAAGATAAACTTCATAAATATAAAAAAATATTAAAAGATAATAATAAAGCGGCAATTAAAAAATATGAAGCGGAAAAAGATTATGAAATGTTTTAAAAAATATAAATCCGAAAAAGATGAATGTGTTAAAAATCGAGAAGGTTGTGTTTCGGAACTAAATCAACTTAAAGAACAATTAGCTAAAAAAAACCCTAATTTTCGCTTATAAACAAATTATTTTTTTTTAGATGTAAATCTTACACCCAACGCTTTTCCTAATTTACTCAAGACAGTTTGGTTTTTTATAGCTGTCCCATTTTCAAATGATTGAATAACACTAGCTTGTTCATTTATTTGATTAGCAAGAACTTTTTGAGTTATTTTTCTTGCTAATCTTGCTTGTTGTATTTCGAGACCTAATTCTCTTCCAATAGTTTTTGGCGCCACAACTTCATCTCCATCTTTTATTTTAGATATTTCTTGTAATTTTTTATTTCCACCTGCTCCAAATTTTTTAGTAGTTACTGTTGGTCCTTTATATTTACCTTCTTTTGCTAATTGGGAATGTGTTTTTTTCCAAACAACTGGTTTCCAATCTTGACAAGACATTATAGTATAATAATGCTGTAATGATATACAAAAATAGACATATGATAATCAATTTTTTATCTGTAGTATAAAAAGTTGAAAACTGATTATGTTGTGTACCTTTTAAAATAATAACATTTTTACATTGTAATGTCTTACTTGAATCCATCTTCTTCTGTTTCATGTGTATCAAGTTCAGGTTCAGGTTCAGGTTCATCTGTATATAATGTAAATACATTGAATTTTGGGTCTGGTCCATTTAGTCCATCATCAGGATCAAGTTATTCTCAATATACACCATCGTATACTCCGTCTAGTCAATGTCCTTCATATTATTCAAGTTCAAGTTCAAGTTCTTTTGCAAGTTCTGATTTGAAGGCCAAACCAAGATAACTTTTTTTATTGTTTTATTAAATAGAGTAAAATGAGTTACTTTCTTTTTCATATAGAAACTAAAACAATAAAAAAAATATCAGAAAAGGATGTATATGATCTTCTTTATAATTTTGATATTAGAATACCAACTGAACAAGATATATCTCAGTATGTTAACAATAATAAAAATGGACCAATATATGAATATTTGAAATCTAAAAAAGTAGATGAAATCATATCTGATATTAAAATTGGAATATCAAAAATCGATATTAAGGTTCCGTTGTACGATCCATATTCGCAAAATATGTATTTGGTAGATCGCAACAATGTATATGAAAGGGTTGTATATCAATCATATAGATTTCCATCGTATAATTTGATTAAGTCGTTAAAAAAATCAAAAATACCGGATATGGATTTATTAAAAGAAAGAAAGATGAAAAAAGCCAATCAAATATTATCATTTCTAGATAATTTCGATATTGAAACATTATTCAATACCTACGTCAAAGTTTTTTATTTATATTCAATGGAAGTGGGTAAAAATATAACTCTATGTAAAAGACCTTCTTTTTTACCACATTTTAATCATGTTTTGCCATATTATACTAGAGATGAATTAATAAACATAGCATTAAATGCTAATTTAATAAAAGATAAAACACATTTTGATGATAAAATGGACGCATTGTGTACAACAATTAGAGAATATGATTTAAGCTCATCGACTATTTTAGATCACCAGGTATATATAATAAATAAAAATAGTGTTGGTATTATCCAATATTATTCATTTCAAGGAAGTTATTTCGTTAATGAATATTTAAGGTTTGGCAAAGAAAGGAATATTCATTTGGAAGAATTGATTAGAAATATGTGGGATTTAGTAAAAAATAGTCCAAAATTTGATAATGATTATGTCGTTTATCGATTCATAAAAAGCGATAATCATATAATAGATTTAGAAATCGGAGATACATATTTGACGGAATCTTTTTTAAGTACAACAAGAGATCCTTTTTATGAAAATGACTTATATGATTTCGGTTTGATATTATTAAAAATAAAAATACCAAAAAATATCAAAGGTGGATCACTATGTATTGAAACATTTTCTAATTTTCCAAAAGAACAAGAAATAATTTTGGCACCAAAAACCATGTTACGCCTGGATAAAAGAGATAATGATTGTGTATATTATCACACAAGTACGGAAGAACCAACCAAAGATTCTAAAGGAATTGGAAATGATACAAATAAAAAATCAGAACTTATACGAAAATACGAATTTACTTTTATTAAAAATGAAAAGATAGAATTGCCTGATTTTCCGATAACATCTAAATCCGCATTGAATACGATTGATTTTTTACAGTTGCCTATTTTACAAAAAGAAGGTGTTATCGACCGTATAAAATATTTATGTGCTAAATATTTATCATCATTTTATCAATTTAAAACGAAAATAGGAAAAAAAGAATATATAGTTCAATACGAATTATATGATAGTTCAAGTGCATACGAAGGTTATTACTCAAGAACTACGTCTAATGGATACTCCTTTTATATTTTAGACGAAAAATATATGAAATTATTTATTGAATTGGGAGAGGATAACGACAATGTTCCTTTTATGGATGTAAATTATTATTTTAAATTTTCTACACTTGATATTCAAAACCATATTGAAGACAACAATCTAGTTAATTTTATTGCACAGATTGCTAGATATTTTGGTATCAGAAGAGTAAAAATATATTGTAATTATTTATCTTGTGATTTATCAAAAGAAATTTCTGATTCAAAAAACGGTAAAAAAATATCGAAAAATTATTATGGCGGAAATTATAATGTGGATCTATATGAATATATTAAAAATAAAAAAAAAAGGTTCAGTAATTTTAATACGATGGTACTATCATCTGGATTTAATTTTTTCCAAATAGACAAGTTACGAAAGATAGACCCATTAACTATTTTGGACAAGGAAGATAACAATGAATTATATCAGCTTTATATAAAATCATATAATGGTCCAAAAACATTATCTGCTTTTTATATATGGATTGTTGATAACCAAGGTTTTTTAATAAAAGTTTTAGAAAAAAAAATGGATAAAATATATAACTCAAATAATCCATTTTCAAATCCATATTATATTTTGGATTCATCTGGTTATTTGTATGACTCGAATATAGTTTCTCATGTATCCGGGGCAACACCTATATCTTCAATTATTTATAAAGAAGGTCCTAAAAATGAAAACCTTGGACGTAAAAGGTAATCGAGATTCAATTAGATTTTGCGAATCTGATTGAATGTTTATTTTATTAAAATAAAATACAAAATGGAAATTAATAATATTATTGTTATTATACTATTAAAATTTATACAAGAAGTTTCATTATTTGAAACACTTTTCCCTTTGATTGGGGGAATTACAAGTGATTCATTTTTATACCAAGGATTAGGAGATTCTTCTAGGGTTACATATGTACCGATTTCATTCATTTTATCATTATATTAAATTATAAAAAAAATATGTCCAATAATACTCTGATCGACATTTTACTCAATATTAATAAAAATTGAATATTGATATCACTGAGATGCCCTTTATATAGTGTAATTATGTCTCAATGAACACCAATATGGATTCTAAACCATATCGTCAATATACGTCGAAGGATGTCATTAATAGTAACACACATACACGTGCGTCAACATTTCATAAAAAAACTGAAAAAAAGCAAAAGCGATGTCGAAGTGGAACAAGTGATTCTGATGTTTTAGTCAGCCCCGTCGACAGAACTCGAGCCTACGGTGGAAAACAAAGTACACAAACATCTTATCTTGTTGGTGTACCTATGCTCCCTGGTGGCCCTGGTAGTTATGGTGGTTCTAGTGCTGGATCTGGCTATGATGTAAAATATATTTACTCAGCTGTCGGAACATGTTGTGGTTCACCTCACTCTTTTTCCCCAGCTACGTCATATTATTGACAAATTAATTAGTTCAATAAATTAATTAATTAGTTCAATAAATTAATTGTCTTAACCAGTTAATTGGTTATTTTAATTATTTGAACAAAACCATTTGTGATTCAATAAATTTTTAGCTGATGGTCTCAATTGCGGATCAATTGTTAAAGTTTCACGAATAAATTTTAATAAATTATCTTGTTCAACATTGTCCAAGTGTTGAACGATTTTGGATAATTTATTGTCTAAAGGAAGAACATCAAATGATTGTCTTCCTTTCAATAAACCATCTTTTCGGAAAAATAATCTAGATCTTTTTCCGTTAACTATCATTTTTTTAGGAACGAGATCAATCATTCGTTGAATCTCATAAATATGTGCTCTATCGCGGGTTATTCTTTTTGTTTTAGGTGGATTGAATAATATTTTACCAGTTAAAAGTTCATATAGTGTACATCCAACAGACCAAATATCGCATTTTGAATTATAAGGTAAACCTAAAATAACTTCAGGTGCCCTGTAATATCTTGTTTGTATTTCTTCAGATGTAATTTCTGATATATCAACACAATTACCATAATCTGATAAACATATTTTACAAGTGTCTAGATATTTACTGTCTATTTCACATATATCTGTATCGCAATCAGAATCATCACTATCTGAATTATCACTATTTGAATAACTTTTTTTTATTTCTTTTGGTTCGACAGAATTAAGAAAATCTTTTACAATTTTTTTTAGTTTTTTCTTTGGATTCATAAAATTTTTCTTTTTTCTTCTAACTGATTTACCTGCTGATGTTCTTGTGTGCATTTTTATTTTTTTACTCATATTTTGTTTTTTAAAATTTGATATAAATTCATCTATTTTTTTATCTCTACCTTGAACCAAAAGATTTTCTGGTTTGATATCTGTATGTACCACTTCCAATTTATTATGGAGTGTTTGTAGAGCTTGAAGGAGTTGTTTAATTATTATTTTTACTGATTTATATGGAAGACCATTTTTATGAGTATCGTGTTTTATTAAACTATATGCACTTCCAGCAAATAATTCCAGAACCATACAAATACGATCCTTATCTGGTCCGTATACGAAATGATCATGTAATTTTGCTAATTGAGAACACTTAGTTTTTCCAACTTTGTCATAAAATTCTATCTCTTCTTCTCCTTCTTCGTAATCTGCAGAATTTTGTATTTTAGTTGCATAAAAATTACCATCTAAACAATATGTCAACCAAACAGATGAGAATCTACCATGGCCGATTTTTTTCAATAATACATATTTTTCGTTCAATATTTCACCAACAAAATCAATTTCATCCTCTTCGTCTTCGGAATAATCGTCACTTGATTCGGAGGCAGATGATGTCCAATCTGATTCTTCACTCATATGTATATTTTGTTAGATATATCCCTTTATATTGCTTACCAGTTTGAAATCAATTTTTTATTATCGAAGATGATAACATTGATTTCAAATTGCATTAAATAAATATATTTATTTGCTCATATATGATGTAGCAAGTTTATCAGCTTCATCATTTCCGTGCCACATTAACCATTCTTTTGAATTTTTGTCACTGGGTTCCTTTTGATGACTGTTTACATGCTTAAATGATATATCGTGTTTGTTATACATTCTATATAATGGTTTAATTATATCTAAATTTAATATATCTCCTTTTTTCTTTGTCCAATTATTTTTTTCCCATGATTTTGCCCATTTAGTAATACAATTTATTGTATACATGCTATCTGAATATATCAACAATTTCCATTTATTTTTATATTTTTTTTTAACTATTCTTACTGCTTCCAAACATGCAAATAATTCTGCACGTTGATTAGTTACATTTTTTAGTAATGATTTAGAATAATTCCATTCGTGGTTATCACCAAAGAATACGCCGAAACCTCCTTTTCGTTTATTTTTATGACCTGACGCTGATCCATCGGTAAATACAACTATTTTTTTAATATCCATTATTTTATAGAGATTGATAAAAAAAATACAAGTTGTAGTATTTATTTTCAATTTTTGATTACAGTTACATTTAGAATATTGACTCTTGATGTAAAAAGTTGATTAATACATTATTTATTACATAAAATTCCATAGAACTAAATACATTTATATGGATTTATTATTAAAAGAAGCACATATTGAACATATTTCCAAATTATTGGAAGATATACTTAAAAACAGACGTCATGATTTACCTATTTTTCTTATGACTTATGGATCATACGATATTTTGAGAAAATGTTTAGTAGAAATAGAAAATAGATCAGATAATAAAAACATAATAAGGGATCTATTGTTAGGACGTATTGGTGCGGAATGGAATAAACAAATGTCGTTTTTCGAATTACCGACATACGAATTATTGGAAGTAATAAATAAATTATGCAATATGTACAATTTATCAAAAATAGATATCGTAAATTCTAGTATAGGGTTGTTAGCAAACATGTTGGAATGTTTATACAAAAAAGATATTAATGTTATTAGTAATGGATTATCTTTAGAAACTTCGGTTAAAATGGCAGAAATAACGATGTCCGATAAACAATTATCAGAATATACAAGTGCAGAAGATGACAAATTATATATATTTCCTTGGGCTAAAAGAAATAACATGACATTTACAAACATAGCAAAATTTTTAATGAATATAAAACCTAAATACGCATGTGTGATAGACGATTATCCACGCCAAGCAAATATGTATAATAAGATATTTGAAAAATTCAAATTGGATGGATATCGAGTTGTAAGTTATCCTGTAAAACAATTATGCTTCAAAAATTATTTCAAATATAACAAAATAGAAGGATTACATAGCCGATCACATATTACTTTTCTTGTTAAGGACGATACACATCCACTTGATGAAATAGAATTTCGAACTATGTGTGGCGAACAAAATTTTCACGAAAAAATTGTTGAAGAATGCGGAGATGTTGTGATACAAGATTTATGTGTTGGTAAACATTTGCCTGACTTTTTATTAGAAATTAAAGACGATATTGATATTTTTCAAAAAAGTATGATCTTATGTCACGATGCACACGCATCAGGTATCGATATCCCAGAATGGATATATGATTATAATATATTGAAGTTTTGGTTAGAAAAAACTAGAGCTAAAATATTTCCACTTGATATTAACAACAAGGAGAAATGTTTAGAATATTATGACCTTTATACAGATATTCATGTTCCAGGAAATTTTGAAAAATATAAAAAGAAAGGATATTTTCCGGACTGGGTTGTTGATGGAGAAAAAGACGTGTATATATTTGTAGATTATTCAACTAAAAATAAAACATGGAAATTATCGAGAAGTACATTTCGGAGGTCTTATCAAAACATATTTCGATCAATTGGTGGTAATAGTTCAAACGTTGGAACAGGATTAATGTCATCGTTTTTTGGAATGTAATACGATTTATTTCCCAACGCATTTATTTATAAAATAAAAATATAGTTATAGTATAAGAGATGAGTGACAATGTTCTTTTTACGATTTCTTGGAGCAAATTAATAGATCCTCTCGACGGTAATGAAATACTATTATCTTCAAATGCATGCCAGAAAAAACATGATAATTCAAGGCCTTGTTTGCAATCCAAAACAAAAAAAAACCCAGAGGATATAATAAAATTATCCCACGAAGAAATGAATGAAATAGATATGTTAGACGCATCTACGACATTATCTGATAATGTGAAACGTTCTTTTTCTGATATTAAAAAAAATAAAGACAATATTATTTCCAAGTTGGAATGGTTATCACGCAGTTGTGAAATTCTTAGTGATAAAATAGGATTATCTTTACAAAAACATCAGAATATTAAAAAATTAATACCAAGATCGTCGTATAAATTTTGTAGTCATGGTTCTGAATGTGAATTTAATTATAATCATAAAAATCATACAGGGTGCTTAGCTCAACATTTCGTTTACAATCTAGTATATGCAGATATTCAAGCATTAGTGGGTTTTGTTCAAAACAACGATATTGATAATATTTTTATTAATATTTGTGAAGTAAACAAATGTTTATCGACTATTTCTTATGTTATAAATCATATGAATGATGAATTACATAGCCTTGTTTTATACAATAAAGATTATACAAAATATCACAAAGAACGAACTCCAAACGGGAAAAAAAAATACAAAGAGAGAAATATTCAAAAAAAAAATAGGTCAAAATTTAAGTAATTATAAATCAACAGGATTAGATAAATTCTATTGATTGGTTATTTTTTTAGTTCGTCTCACCAATTTCTTCTTTTTCATTAACATCAAAATCTATTTCTGGTAAATTATCGTCTTCTTCTTCGACTTTGTCTTCCTCATCCTCTTCGTCTTCGTCTTCCTCTTCCTCTTCCTCTTCCTCTTCCTCTTCCTCTTCCTCTTCCTCATCGCTCTCCTCAAGGTCAATTTGTTGATTTAACTGTGATACTAAGTTTTCCAATGGGGGTATTTTATTTTTAACATTTTCTGTAGTTATAGTCTCTTTATTTTTTACTTTTTCTATTTCATCCAGTAAGACAATTACAAAATCTTTTATTTGTTTAATTTCTTGTTCAGATAATTTGGTAATATATTTTTTAATATCATCGTCATCTAATTTATACATATCATATGGTGCATATCCCATTGGTTCTGTATTATTTAAAAGTTCAGTCATTATTACAGTAAACAATCCATATTGATCTTGTGTTGATTCAAATTTATCTTTCATAAATTTTATTATTTTATATTTATGATAAAAAAGTGGAGGAATATTTTCTTCAATTATTTTTTTATCGTTAATGTCGTACATTATTCTCTTGAACGTTACTAAATCGCTTGCAAATATTCTTTCTCTTTGTTCTTCGTTATCTTTTTCTTTTTGCAATTCTCTTTTTTGGTAACTTAACGCATCCGCAATTTTATTTATTTTTTCCAAATCGTTTTCCTTTTTAATATTTTTAGCTTTCTCGAGATTAATTTCTTTTTTTTCACTATTTGTCTCAATATCGCTGTCCTGTTCTATATAATCATCGTCTGAATTTGAGTCCTTGGAACTAGTTTCATCGTTTGTTAAATAACTCGAACCAATATCTATATCTTCCATTTCGTCAAAAATATTATCAATTACATTGTTGTCAACAATTTCTTTGGTTTGTTCCATTATATTATTTAATTGATCCTGAATAGATGGCCCTTTTTTAACAGGCAAGTTAATATTATTTACCACCGATTTAATTTTATTCTCCGTATTTATATCCAAAGATGAAATAATATTTTTAATTTCATTGCATATTTTTTTGAACGAAAAATCATTTTGAGGATAATCTGATATATTATTGTAACCATCAATAATATTAAATGTTGTGTAATCGAATGTGTATTCGTTGATTACGTATGATGAATTATGAATTTTCTCTTCCAATTTAATACTATTCAATTTATTTAAAATACATTTATTATTCCACATTCCTAACGTTTTTTTGATTTCATATAATAATTCGAATTTGCCTAAAATAAGTTCTTCAAAAATAGTATTAACATTAGTTCTATGGGGATTAGTCAATATATAGTATTTTGTATCGATATTCATGGTATAATAGTTATTATATAAAAGTGATATAAATCTTTATATCTGATAATATATTGCTAGATGGATAGATAAAAATTGATAAATATAGTATTAATATGTTTAATAACAACAATATATATTCAAGTCAATGAACAAAAGTAGCAACATATACCACAGCAAAGGCTCGCATTATGGACGTGTACATGGTCATGGGCGTGTCCATGGTCATGGATATGGACATGGACCTACTGTCGAAGAACAGTTACAGTATAACAACACAATCAATCTCGAAATATTGACTCGTTTGGACGCATTAGAATCATCAATCCAAAACATGAATAAAAAATTTGGTTCTGTAACTGCTGGTATGAACAGACGCATTGAATATTTTCAAAAATTTGCTGATACACAAAAAAATAAACAAAGTCAAGGTAGTCAACAACTTAAAATTTTAAGAATTATTCCTAGCATGTGTGATCCAAAAAATATGGGAAAATCAGGTATTCCAGGTATTCCAGGTATGTCAGATATAGCAAACATGTGTGAAAAAGGAAAAGAAAAAGAAAATTCGGTCAAGGACGAAATAGAAAAAATTTCTGAATATGATTTCACTGGATATGAAAAATTGGAATTTGAAAAATTGGATTATGACATCGATAGTATTAAAGGTCTCATTGATATGGGAAAATATTTTAAACAAATGAGAAAAGATTCTGGTAAAGATATTCCTTCCCAGAATCAAACTCATCCATATTTTGTATACGACGATAAAAAATATGAAATTAATTTGTCGATTGCAGAAAAATTAGTAGGACCCTTGGAAAAATTAAATCATTTAGTAGGTTTAGAAAGTGTAAAAGAAAAAATAGTTAGTCAGTTAGTATATTTTATACAATATTTTGAACCAATTCATGTTCATATGTTGCATACTGTTCTAGAAGGTTCACCTGGTTCAGGTAAAACAGAACTTGGTAAAATATTGGGAGAAATATATTCAATGCTTGGAGTAACAACATCGAACAAAATAAAATTGGTAAAAAGGTCAGATTTGGTAGGTAGGTATTTAGGCGAAACAGCAATAAAAACACAACAGGTAATAGACGAAGCAGATGGTGGTGTATTATTCATAGATGAAGCTTATGCGTTAGGTAATAGTGAAAAACGGGATTCATTTTCGAAAGAGTGCATAGATACTCTTAATCACAATTTATCAGAAAATCGCAATTTAATTTGTATTATAGCTGGATACGCAAAGGAATTGGATAGTTGCTTCTTTTCGTATAATCCAGGATTGAGACGTAGATTTCCGTTTTGTTATGCGATCGAAAAATATAAAGCAACCGAGCTTAAAGATATTTTTGTTAGAAAAATAAAAAATATTAAGTGGGATATAAATATTGAAAATAGAGAACTTGAACGTTTTTTTTCACACCACAAGGAAGATCTTCCTTTTCAAGGTGGAGACATAGAAAATTTAATTTTGATTTGTAAACTAGTACATAGTAAACAAATGTTAACCGCAAAATCAGATAAATTCAGATCCATAAATAAAAAATGTTTGGAGAAATCATTAAAACTATTTTTGTCGAATCAAAAGGAGGATCCATATAAACCTCCTTTCGGCATGTACATTTAATTATTTTATTTATTAAAAATTGAACAAATAAGTGAATGAGTAAGTAAATTAACAATTCTATTATATATTTGTTTAATTTGATATAATGAATAACGTTGAGCAATTTAAAAAATTACGCGAAGAATATATAAAAATATCAAATGAAATAGATGATTTCGACAAACAGAAAATGGATGTATATGACACAATACGAAAATATAAAGATATATTAAAAAAAAAATAAAAGTAGCATTAATAAAAAAGAATATATCGCAAAATTTGGATATTTATCCGAAGAATATATGGCAATTATTAAAAAAGTAGAACAGATACTAGTAAACCTAGACATTCCTAGACATGTCTTGATTTACACAAGGACCATTTTTTGACAAATAGTCCAAGATTAACGACTCGTATCTAAGC